TCTTCAATGACGTCCTCTAGTGCCTGTCCCTTTTGGCGTGCCTTAATGACAGCCGCAATCTGACGCACAACTTCAGAAGCGTCCTGGCCTTGCATAGCCATCTGTGGTATCGCTTGAGAGAGTGCAGTAATGGAACCGAGTAATGACTGACGCATATTCTCGATTTCAATCTTTTCTAATTCTTGGGTTACGTTAACTGTAAATGGCAGTTCACGCATTGCCATATCCTTGGAGATAAGTCCACCACCAAGTGCTTGTAGCATAAAGATAAGTCCCTGTGCTGGGTTAAGACCAGCCAACATACCGTAACGAACATCAGCTGAATAGTCGTTCTTAATGTCCTTCTTAGGATTATATGTAATTTCATATGGTGAACCTGAGTCAACACCACGAATAGTTTTTTCTTCTGGGAAAATCAATTCATCAACTTCAAAGCAGATGCTAATTACATCACGAAGAGCAGAGGCAAAAATTGCTTGAGCTGACTTGACCTGTGTATCAAAGGCTCCCATAAGAGCCTGTACGCCTTGACCAGTAACAACTGATGCGCTGATATTTCCTGTACGTGATTCAGGGTAACGTGCACCCACGCGCAGTTCTGCATTAAGTAAGTTCTGTTCAGTGAACGCACCTGCTGGAATATTAAGTTCTACACGGCGAACGCCTGCTGGGTTAGCTGTACGAATAACAGCGTCACCACCGAGTTGCAATTCCTGTACATCTTGTGGGAGTACAATTGGAGCCTGTACAGATTTCTCTGCAGCTTCCATTGCGAGCAACGCAAAGCGATTGCGAAGCAACTGGATACCTAGGATGTCGTCGAACTGTCCGCGTAGTTCATCATCAATAGATGGCTTACGTGCTACTATAACCATCATCTTACCCAATGGGTTCTTAGCACGTGATAGTACTAGGTTATCCTTTGTAGGAATGTAGATGATTGATTGGTCTTTATCAAAGTAGCGAATCATTTCAACTTGAGTATTTAAATCTTGCTTATAGCTTGCGCCACCTAACAAGGAGTATTCATACTCAGGGAACAATGCGACTAGTTCTGCTAGAGACATCATGTAGCGTTTTGCAAAGGCAGTGCAGCGTCCGTAGCGGTCGAATTCTGGGTAAGCACCCACAGGGTTTTCTAGGCGGATGCGCGGCAACTTTGCTTCCTCATCCAATTCAATAAAGAATGGGAGGAAACCATATGTTAGGTACCAGTCTGCACCTTGGTACATCTGTACTGCTAGGTCAGCATGAGCAAAATAATTAGAAGCAATACGTGTACGCTTGTCAGCAAACTGACGTGCTCTATCTGAAACAGAGTTAGCAGCAGAACAGTTAACCGCAGGAAGCGGTGCCATAACCTCAGACAAGTCGCGTGCGACAATGTCGATAAAGTTAGCAACTACGTTAGCATCTACGCCATCTGGAAAGAAGTCAGGATAGACAGATGCAATCTGTCCCTTGCGAACTGCAAGAACGTCGAGGTTGCGACCGTCGCGTTCAGCGTTGCGGAAGCGAAGGTTCTCGACTCTTGCCGCAACTTGTTCCATTGATAATGCCATTGTTATCCTAACTGTAAGTTAAAAAATTATTTTTTATTGACTGGCTTTGATTTACCAGCCTGCATCTTTTTCGTGTAATTAGGGTCACCCGCGCCGCGTGTACGTGTAGGCATTGTTGTTGAAGGTGCCATCGGTGGTGTAATTGGTTCAAAACCTGCTCTGCGACTGTACAGCGGGTCGACATATTTATCACCTGGAATTGCTGTTTTTTCTAATTTTCTAAATCTGCGTTCCATTGCCATTTTGATTTCCTTATCCATAAGTGTCAACCCATTGTTCGGCAAACGCCTCATCAAGGTTAAGTGACATCCTGCTTTGCTTTTGCGCTCTGGTTGCCCATCGATTATTTTGGTACTGTCCCACTTTACTACCTTGTTGCATCAACTCACGTATACGAATAATAGCAAACCATAAAGCCATCACGCAGTCAGTTGGGTTCTTAGTATCTGGCTTCCAAGTAATCAGTTGCTGTACAAGAGACTTAAGTCCCTCAGAGCCTTCGTTGCTTGGTAGTTCGATTAGACCGTTGTCTTGGTAGCGACCATCATGTATAGTACCGAAGAGGCTAGACATAGATGCTACACCGAAAGATGTGTCCCACTTGTTCTTACCAGTAAAGTGTGAGTTTAACTGGCAGCCGTAGGTAGCCAGATAGTTACGCAGGTCAGTGTCCATAGCGTAGTACTTCTGGTGTGCGTTAATTTCCACACGGAATTCTTGAGGGTGATACTTCTCGACCCACTCACGAATCAGAGCGTTCTCCTTTTGCGGAGTAGGGTCTGCCATATTGACGCAGTCAAGTACATAGATTGTACTATCGTCGCGGTTAAGAGTCACGGCTACAAATGCTGAACGACCAGATACGGCAGGGTCAAAGCCAATTACTGTGTAGGTCGAGCCTGCTCTGGACGGGTGTCCTGGAGTACCTGGTTTAAGCGGTCCACGCTTTCGCATACCGTTAACACATCCTGCAACTGCTGTTGGCGAGAATATAGAATCGGACTGGACGTCTTCTTGTTGGTAGACCATAGCCCAGACAGATGCCGCCACTTCAGAGCGGCGCGTAAAGAGCGAGGGTCCATCCCATTTCGGATAAAGTCCATTTTCGTCAGGCTCATCAATCTCGTTTTCCTGCATTGTGGTCTTAGGCCACAGCGTCTTCCAGTTATCAGGCTTCTCGTCAAACTGAAGTACGGCAGGCATTGCAAAGTAAGTAAAGGGTGATTTGCCACCAGACCACTGTTGAGGGTCACGCAGCATTTTGTATAGGTCAATTGGTGCAACTCGAGTGCCAACGATAATTAATTTACCATGTCGCCCAAGGCGGGTAATAACTTCCTTTTGAATCCACTCGAGCTGCTTTTCCCACTCGTGGGCGTTTGAGCCCATCACAGCGTCGTCGATAATAATTAGGTCAGCACGTGCACCGTAAATCTGGGAGCCCATACCTAGGGCTTGGACCGTAGGGTCCTTCTCGCCAGAGTCGCGGCCTGTACCTAAGTAAATCATGTCGGCAGACCATTGTGTTGAATCCGCCTTGTATCCACCGTTGGGGCCGAAGGCCACTTGTAACTTAGTGAAGGCTGGGTGGGAAAGTCTTGTCTTAATCGCCCCAAGGAACTTGCGGGCCATACCCTGTGTCTTTGATACAATAATCACACGGGCGTTCGGGTTAGTCACAATTTTGTAAACGACATAGTTAGTCGTAATGACTGTGGACTTGGCGTGCTCAGGTGGTACGTTAATCAGTACGCGGTTGGCAGCACCTGGCTCGTATGTCATGGCTGGGTCTAGCCAGCGAGGGTCACGGCCTTCAATCAAATCTACCCAGTCAAGGTGATGCTCGAAGAGCTTAGTGTCTAGGAACTGCTCGGAGAAGTCGGGAAAGGAAATATCCCCCAGCTCCTTTAGGTCAGTCTTGATGCCCTTACCCTCGAGGCGAGCAGCCTCGGCACGTGCTTTGAACTCAGGGTCAGTTGCACACCATTGGCGGAAGGCCACATCTGAGCGGCCTACAGAGGCCATAGCCTGGGTAATAGTGCTACCCTGGCTCAGTTGCTGCAAGGCTTTTTCTTGCGCCTCGCGCTTAGGGATATTCTGAATCCCAGGTTTTCTACCCATCAGTTGTCCCCATCATTTACAGTCATTTAACGCTGGCCGATTAACGGCAGAACTTCCCCATATTATTATATATTATATTATATATAGGAGTCGCGGAGTCTTAAACGGAGCGACTCCGTATATGTATTATTATACATATAAGATAACCTGTTCAAATCGTAAAACCGAACAAACAAAGTATAAATATTTTTAAAAGCCCTGGTCAGGGCTATAATTAGGGGGTATCTGACCTATATGGCAGGGGGTTATGACGATATAACAGAAATTTTTATTGGGATACTATATACCCCCTGCCTATCAAAATTAAATAATCTGGGGTCAAATTGTCGACAAAGAGACAAAACTATAAAGAGATTAAGCGGTTTAGGTATTTATAGACTTACAGACACTCCACCCGACACACAGGGGGCTCACAGGAAACTCTCAGTTAATTCTCAGACTTCGGGGGCTATAATAATTCTCAGGAAATTCTCAGGCAACTCTCAGACTAGCAAGGTGTGACCCAGTTCACAGTAGACTCTCAGGAAACTCACAGGAAAGATGTGACCGACATCACACGATTTCGACTTGACACGCCTAGTCTCATGGGGTATAGTTCTACTTGTCATCAGATAGAGGGCGAACCCCTCAAAAGATAACACGACACGCCGATAGTCGAAAGACTTGACAAGCGAGTCAGAGAGTGATAGATTACTCTCAACAAGTGAAAGACCTAGCGAAAGTTAGAGCGTCACCACTTGACAAGTCAATAGAGACATGATAGGCTTGACTCGTTACTTAGTAGCAGACCCGCGGGGTTGAGTAACACGACTCTATTGTGTCTAACTTGACAAGTCGCGTAGCATAGGCTATACTAGGCTCGTAACCTAGCGCGACACTAGAATAGGGAGATACCCTAGTCTAAGCATGAAAGGATAACGCATGGCAACGACCCTAACGGGTCGGAATAGCATAGACACTAACTTTAATGGTATCACCGCACTTACTGTACGAGCCACTAGCACACGCTTAGGCTCACGCGGTTGGCGGTTGAGTGACACTACACATGGCAAGGCTGTACGCCGTACACGCCCACGCCATGCCGTAAAGTCCAACATGCCTAAGGTTGAGCGCGTGCTACCGACCCTTGATGAAGCCACACAGGAACGCCTAGCCCGCGCCCTAGCACTTAGCGAACGCGAACGCGAGTTCCGCGCCACGCTACCTAGCGTCCACATAGACGCGAACGATTAAGAATTAGCCACGCCCGATAGCGGGGGTAAGTCTAGGTTCAAGCCCTAGCGTGGCACGACTTGACAAACCCGTCAAGCCATGATAAGATAGGGGTATCAAGTGGCTAGTGAAAGCGACCCACGCAAGGATAGGTTTTGGACTTGTCCTAAGTGTGGCAAACTTAATCTAGGCTCATGGTGTCCCTGTGAGAGAGGTTAGACATGACACTATCTGCAAGCGACCTAGTCGCGGTAGTAATAGCGTTAGCACTTGCTAACACTATGCTAGTGATTGCCTTCCGTAGAGTCTATGTATTGGAGCGCAGATTGCGCCAATACGAAGGCTACTATGACGCACGATAACCTATTGCTAGACCTTACCCAACGTGAGGTCGAGGTAATCCGCATGGCACTTAGAGTGCAAGAGGATACCCATAAGCGCAACGATTTCCCTAGCCTAGTGCTAGAGGTTCAGACCTTGCGCTCTAAGATAGCAGACGCTATAATTGACAACGCGAAAGAATTGACAAAGGCTTAACGCCATGCTATACTACGACTATACAGCGAGAGGGGGTGAGATACATGGAAGATAACGAGACTTTGGTATGCCATACATGCTCTAGTAACATAGAGTCGGGTGATGAATTGGTCGTCAATGACCATGCCTACTGTACAGAGTGCGTGTTTAGTTGCCATGAGTGCAACGACATACGCGACATAGAGGAACACATCACGGTCAATGGTGAGCATTGGTGTGACAGTTGCGCTAGTTACTGTAACCGTTGCGAGGACGGTATGGCTAGCGAGAACAGCCACACCGTAGGCAACGAGGATTGGTGCGACTATTGCTGGGAGAATTACAGTTACTACTGTGAGAATTGCTGCGAGTCATCATCAGAGAGTACAACCTACGTTGGCGATACGCCATACTGCGAGGATTGCTTCTCTGATAATTGCTATTACTGTGATGACTGTGATGAGTCATACCACAATGATTACCCTTGCGATTGTCGTGAGAGCGATAGTGTAGAGGGTAAGTGTTGTCGTGCCTATCGTAGTAGCGGTACTATTCACGACTACTCATGCAAGCCAGCACCTATCTTCAAAGGTATCAGCAAGCGCAACATCTATCTCGGCTTTGAGCTAGAGACAGAGTTGCCACGTGTAGACTCAGGCTCAGCCTTTGCTTCTCGCAACTTGCAGGGTATCGCATACCTAAAGCATGACGGCAGTATTAGCAACGGGTTCGAGATAGTTACTCACCCGCACACGCACCAAGAATACCGCGAGAATAGTGCGCTACTATGGAATACCATAGAGTCACTACGCAAAGACTATGACGCTAGGTCGTGGGATACAGACACATGTGGTCTGCACATACACCTAAGTCGTGACGGATTTAGTAGTGGCGCACACTTGCATAGGTTCATAGCCTTTGTGTACCACAACGCACCACACATGATGAAGTTTGCGGGTCGTAAGTCACGCTTCGCAAGGTTCAATGATGTGTA